CAACAATACAAAAGTATTTGGTATGGAAGCAATCAACTATTCCGCTGCGGAAGATGTTGCTGCTCTTACCGAAGGCGAAGAGTTCTCAGAAGAGTTCAAAGCAAAGGCAACCACAATCTTCGAAGCTGCTGTTAAGTCACGCATCGAAGAGCAAGTAACTGCTATTGCTTCAACTCTAGAAGAGCAGTTCTCCGCCAAACTACAAGAGGAGATTGCTGCCCTTTCAGAGAAAGTTGATGAAACACTCAACTATGCAATCACCACTTGGGTAGAAGAGAACCAAGTTGCACTCGATGCAGGTCTCAAGCTTGAGATCGCTGAAGAGTTCATGGGTGGTCTCAAAAAAGTTTTTGAAGATAACTACCTCAGCATCCCCGATGAGAAGATTCAAGTCGTGGAAGAAATGACTGAGGAGCTTTGTGAAATGGAAACACGCCTTAACGAACAGGTTGAGCGTAATATTGAACTTAATAATAAACTCGCTGGATATCAAAAAACTGTAATCCTCAATCAAATGAGCGAGGGTCTAGTTGATACCCAAAGAGAAAAACTTGCTTCTCTCGCTGAAGGCGTAGAGTTTGTCTCTGAAGAAGACTTCAAAGGCAAAGTTTCAACCCTCATCTCTAGTTACTTCCCTAAGCATGTTGTAACTGAGCAAGTAACACCTGAAGTCTCTGGTGAAGCATCTGCAGAACATTCCCCAGTAATGGCGGCATATCTACAGGCGCTATCACGCTGGAGCAACTGATCATAACGTAAAAACAATCCACTAAACTCAAAGGAGTAAAGCAAAATGTCAGACTCAAGACTTTTGCAGGAAAAGTGGGCACCTGTTCTTAATCACGGTGGCCTCCCTGAAATCAAGGATGCATATCGTAAACAGGTTGTCGCCACCCTGCTAGAAAACCAAGAGCGTGCAGTTCGTGAAGAGTATGGAATGCTCAACGAAGTTGCCGTCAACTCGCTTGGCGCTACTTCAATTTCACCTTCTGGTTCAGCTCTATCATCGACCAACACTGCTGGTCTTGCTGGTTTCGATCCTATCCTAATCAGCCTAATCCGCCGTTCAATGCCTAACCTTGTCGCTTATGACATCGCTGGCGTTCAACCAATGAGCGGTCCTACTGGTCTTATCTTCGCAATGCGTGCTCGTTACGAAGCTCAGAATGGTGCCGAGGCACTATACTACGAGCCAGACGAAGCATTCTCAACCAGCTACGATGCTACTCAGGGCGCTTATAACGTTCGTGGTGCTGATGGAACTGGTGGAGACGCTGAGGGTAACAACCCTGCTGTTCTTAACGACGGCACCCCTGGCACCTACGAAGTTGCTCGTGGCATGAGCCGTGAGACTTCTGAAACTCTAGGCGAAGCAAACAAGCTTTTCCGCGAAATGAGCTTCAGCATCGAGAAGACTTCGGTAACTGCGAAGACTCGTGCTCTCAAGGCAGAATACACCCTAGAACTTGCTCAAGACCTCAAGGCTATTCATGGTCTTGATGCTGAGCAAGAGCTTGCTAACCTACTCTCAAGCGAGATCCTCGCTGAGATCAACCGTGAAATCATCCGTACCGTCTACACTGTTGCACTTCCTGGTGCTCAGAACGATGTTGCGACTCAAGGTACTTTTGACCTTGATATCGATTCAAACGGTCGTTGGATGGCAGAGAAGTTCAAGGGTCTCCTATTCCAAATCCAGCGTGATGCCAACGCTATCGGTCAACTCACCCGTAGAGGTAAGGGCAACTTCATGATCTGCTCCGCAGATGTTGCCTCCGCTATGAGCATGGCTGGTATGCTTGATTACGCTCCTGCTCTCAACACTTCACTCAATGTTGATGACACTGGTAATGTATTTGCTGGTGTTCTCCAGGGTGGTATCCGTGTTTACATCGATCCATTCGGTGCTCCTATCTATACTCAGTCACAAGCTGCTAAGCACTATTATGTTATGGGTTACAAGGGCACATCACCTTATGATGCTGGTCTCTTCTATTGCCCATATGTTCCTCTCCAGATGGTTCGTTCGATCAATCCTGACACCTTCCAGCCTAAGATTGGCTTCAAGACTCGTTACGGCATGGTCAGCAACCCATTCGTCTCGACCACTAACACCAACGGTATCGCTGGTGCTACTCCTGACGGTTCAACTCTCACTGCTAATACCAACCAGTATTACAGAAGAGTTAAGGTTATCAACCTCACCTGATTCTCAGGTAAATACTTTGACCCCCGCAAGGGGGTCTTTTTTTATGCAAATAAATAGAGAAAAAAGGATACAGTCATGCCCTCAAAGTGGTATAGCGAACAACCATCAAATAGAAATTTTCTTGCTCCTGCTGGTTTTAAATTTAATTTAGAATTATTTGCTGGTGTTGATTTCTTCTGTCAAAAAGTTTCCATTCCTGGTATTTCAGTTCCAAATGCAGAAATAACTACTAGGTTCAGAAATGTCGCAATTGCTTCTAGCGGTGGTTTATCTTACGATGATTTAAGAATAGAATTTATAGTTGACGAAGATTTAAAAAATTATTTGACTATATGGGAATGGATTCAAATTAATAATTTGGGTGAACATATGGATACAAAAAAAGATCCCCAATATTCATTAGCAGAATTATTAATTTTAAACAGTAATTATCAAACAAATATTACTGTTGGTTTTGAAGGATTATTTCCTATTGAAATATCTGAATTATCTTTTGATGTTGCAGATACAGAAGTAGAGTATTTGACAGCATCAGCAACTTTTAAATACATAAGGTACTTTTTTGATAACAAAAAATTATGAAATTTGATGATTTGAAAACTCTCTTTAATCATGTTAAATCAGAATGGCAAGAAGATTCACATATCGACTTCCAATTCAAGAGCAAACAATACTCAGCAGATCTAGCACAAATCTCGCTAGACATCCCTTATCAACACAATAAATATTTAAACTTCTACAACGATTTTTCCACAGAGAAGACTGCACTGGAATTCCAGTATCGTATGAAGTTAAAAGAAAAAAGAGAATATTATCAAGGCGAAGCCGATCCAGAAGTTTACAAAGAAAAACCATTTGGTCAATCCATCAAAACATCCGAAAAGATGAAAGTATATCTAGAGGCGGATGAGGATTTAATTAACATTGAAATGAAAATAGAGTTTATTAACAAGGCACTTTTCTTTTTAGATAATATCCTCAAGATGATTTCTAACAGAAGTTTCCAAATTAAGAACGCTATTGAGTGGGAGAAATTTATTAACGGAAACACCTAATGTCAAATCTGGTAGTCGCAAAGAAGAACAACATCTTCTTAACAATTAATGCAGAACCACATGTCCATTATGAGCTCGCAGATTATTTCACATTCGATATCCCCAACGCCAAGTTTATGCCCCAGTATAAAAGTGGCATGTGGGATGGAAAGATTCGACTCTACTCGCCAGGAACAGGCGAGCTCTATTGTGGTCTCATCTCACATCTCAAAGAGTGGAGCGGAATCAAAGGTTATTCAATTGATTACAAACCAAACAAATTCTACGGAGATGTAGAAGAAAAGAATGATCACATTTCCATTGAAGGTGTTAGAGGTTTCATGGGTGCTGTGTGCCCCAACCACGAACCACGCGACTATCAAGTTCAAGCAGTATATGAAGCACTGCTAAACAACCGCAGGCTTCTACTTTCACCAACTGCCTCAGGTAAATCTTTGATGATTTATTCTCTGGTGCGGTACTACTATGCGGCAGAGTATAAAAAGACTGGAAAGAAAACTCTTATCATTGTTCCCACTACCTCACTAGTGGAACAGATGTATAAAGATTTTGAAGACTACGGTTGGGATGTAGAAGAAAACTGCCACAAAATTTACGGTGGTAAAGATAAAAATGTAGAGAAAGCAGTGATCATTTCCACCTGGCAGTCTATCTACAAGTTTCCAAAGCGTTGGTTTGATGATTTCTCTTGTGTCATCGGTGACGAAGCACACCTATTCAAATCCAAATCTCTCACTGGCATCATGACTAAACTGCATGAAGCTAAGTATCGTTTTGGTTTTACTGGAACACTGGATGGTTCTGCTACTCACAAGTGGGTGCTGGAAGGATTGTTTGGTGAGTGTAAGCATGTTACCAAGACAGAGAAGCTTATTAAGGAAGGGCACCTATCTGATTTCAGAATTAAAGTTCTGTTGCTCAAACACGAGAAACAAGAATTCTTTGATTATCAAGGCGAGATTGATGCGATTGTTGAAAATCCAAAACGCAATCGTTTAATTAAAAATCTTGTTCGTGACCTTGAAGGAAACTCCCTAGTTCTGTTTAATTATGTGGAGCGTCATGGAGTGCCACTTTATGAAGCGATAAATAGTGTTGTCCAAAAGGATCGTAAAGTTTTTCTGGTCTATGGTGGTGTAGATACAGAAGAACGCGAAGAGATTAGGCGTATCACTGAAACTGAAAACAATGCAGTGATTGTTGCTTCATACGGAACATTTAGTACAGGTATCAACATTCGTAATTTACATAATGTTGTATTTGCCTCACCATCAAAATCAAGAGTAAGAAATTTACAATCTATCGGCCGTGTATTGCGTAAAGGTAACAACAAAACCTACGCTACTCTTTATGACATTGCTGATGAGTATTGTCGCACACCACA